TGGCACACTATCAGGTTTCTCAATCGGCGGTAACATTACCAAGGCGGTTGACGAATATAATCCAACACTAGAAAAATCAATCCGTGTAATTAAAGAATATGATCTAACAGAACTTTCATTGGTAGACAATCCAGCAAACCAACTTTCAAACATTGTTTCTATTGAGAAGACAGTAGACGGAACTGTATTTAAGGGAATCGCTACAGAAGTACAAGTAGAAAATGTTTTTTACGATAAGGAAACAGATGAAGTTTATTTGTCTACAGAATCAGAATTTACATCACCAACTACAAACAAGAATCTAGAAATGATTGGTTGGGTAGAAACAGCAGATACAAATAAGTCTGCAGAAATCTCAAGAATCCTTGACGCATACAAGCAGTCTAAGGTACAACCTGATATCGCAAAGCAGGTTGAAGAAAATCAAAACACAGAAGGAGGTGTTACTGTGGCAGAAGATACAACAACTACCGTTGAAGAGACTACAACTGAGCAAGTTGCTCAAGTTGAAGAAGTCACAGAAACGGACCTCGCCAAGTCAGCTGATGCTCCAGAAGCACCAGCAACCGAAGAGGCACCGAAAGCAGAAGCTGAAGAAGCTCCTGCTGCTGTTGAGGAAGCCGCAGACATTTCCGAAGTTGAAGTTGAAGAGACTGACTTTGCAAAAATGTTTGACGAAATGAAAAGCTTCATTTCAACAGAAATTAGCAAGACTGCTACTGCAGAAGCAGTATCAAGCCTTGCATCACAGGTTGATCAGAAAATTGCTGAAGTAACCAATAAATATAATGAACTCGCAGAGGTTGTCAATAACATTAAGTCAACTATCTCAGGCGTCGAAAAGAGGATCGACGGCGTAGAGAAGGATACTGCGATTCGTAAGTCTTCTGATCTGGACGGGTCAGATGTAACAATACAAAAAACAAACACTAAGTGGGGCGGGCATTTCCTCAGCGTCCGCAACATCTAAATCTATAAAAATAACGGAGGTGAAAATAAAAAAATGAGCGATATTCTACAAAAAGTAGTAGATACAACAGACGTTGGATCAGCAAATGGTGGTCTTCTCAATGCAGAGCAAGCAAACCGTTTCATTGATTACATGTTTGATGCTACAATCCTTGCCCGTGCAGCCAGAACAGTTCGTATGCGTTCTAACACTGCCGACATTGATAAGGTAGGTGTTGGTACTAGATTGATGACAGTTGCTACAGAAGCTACCCAAACAGGTGCTAATGCAGCAGTTACATTCTCCAAGATTTCTCTTACCACAAAGAAACTACGTCTTGACTGGGAACTTTCAAGCGAAGCACTAGAAGATAACATCGAAGGTGCAGATCTCGAAGATCACATTGCACGTCTTATGGCAACTCAGGCTGGTAACGACATCGAAGATCTTTTGATCAACGGCGTTGGAACTGGTACAGGCCTAATGTCAGCGTTTAAGGGATTCCGTGCACTTGCACTTGAATCAGCTAACGTTGTCAACGCAGGCGGTGCAGCAATCAGCAAGGCAGTATTCAACAATGCAATCAAGGCTATGCCACGTAAGTACAAGCAGCGTCGTAATGAACTACGCTTCTTTACAGGTTCAAACCTTGTACAGGATTATCTCTATAACTTGACATCTATCGGTAACGGTGGAACTCCAGAAGACATTGCATCTTCAATTCTTCGTGGAAATCCAAACGGACCAGCAGGTGCTCCAGGTGGAGTAACTCCATTCGCATTTGGTATTCCAGTCGTTGAGGTTCCTCTAATTGATGAGACCTATGACGGAGACTACTCAGGTGCTACAGGTGACCATGGTGATGTCCACTTGACATTTGCTAACAACTTTGTTGTTGGTGTCAAGCGTGAAATCCAGGTTTACCGTGAATTCAAGCCAAAGAAGGATACAATTGAATACACAATGTTCGTAAGAACAGGGTGTGCAATTGAAAACCCAGAGGCTTTCGTTGTGGTTAAGAACGTAAAAGTTTCAGCCTAACAACCTTTAAAAACTAAATAGTCTAAAGGGGAACCCCATAAAAAGGGTTCCCCTTTAGTCATATGGGTGCTATAATTAGAAGGAAAAGACTGAGAGGAGAATAAATGTCTTTTAATAATATGAAGCTTGAAGAGCTTCGCAAGGTCGCAGAAACCTTTGCGGTAGACCATGAGTCAGCCAAGAATAAGGCAGACCTAGTTGCCCTACTAGCAGAAGAAGGCATAAGCTACGATATGTATTCTAGTTTTAATAATGCAGAAAAGGCTGAAGCAGAGCTAGAGCCAAGAAAAACAGCAGGATCAAAGCCAGTAACCGAACTTAAGGGTGGCCAGGTTCTAGTAAAGATGGAAAGAATGAATCCAAGATACGATGTAAATGAATTTACATTTACAAAAGAAAATCCATTTATTGTAATGTCCGAAAAGGACGCACAGGAGATTTTTGACACACAGGAAGGTTTCAGACTTGCCACTCCCAAGGAGGTACAGGAGTTCTACTCCTAATTAGTTAATGGAGTTATACACAGGTCTCACCCAAGACATATACCTTGATGTATATGAAGAGGATGAATTAAGATTAGCGGATTCTAATCCGACAGTATCAATTTATGACGGGGACACAGATGTTCTAATCATCAGTGGATTTGCAAACCCTGAAATAAATGATGAAGGACACTATTCTTTTAGGGTTCTAGACAATTATGTAATGACAGACAAGAGCCTAAAGGCTGTTTGGAACTACGCAATTGACGGCAACCCAATGACTGCTACAAATTATTACTCTGTTGTAACTCCATATCTCTCCATTTCTGAGGCTTATACCAGACTTCATGCTGGGCGTGAAGAAGGGGATCAAAACTACATTCATTTCCATGAGATGCAGCAAGCTGAGAAGTTTGCTCGCTTTATGGTAGAAAACTATACAGGCGTAAAGTTTGGCAAGTATGCCAAGACAATAACAGCCTATGGGCAGGATGCCGACGTTCTTTATTTAGGGGAAAGAATTATTTCCTACACAGCAATTAAAGAAAACGGCAAGACAGTAATTGACACCGTAGCAAATACAAATAGCTTTAATTTCCCAGTAGAAATTACAGACACAAACCATTCGCTGAGAATCGTTTCCCTTGGAGATGACATCAATGAGGGTGGCAAGCTGGATATTGTTTATCCGCTTCGTGGTAATTTCTATAACGGATATAGATACGATATTACTGGTGTATTCGGATGGAAGTTTGTGCCAGAAAAAGTTCAACAGGCAATGATCATGTTGATGAAAGACTATTTTGGTAAAGATAATATTTGGAGAGCCAGATTTGTACAGAACGTATCTTATGGCGATACAGATATGGAATTTTCTAAACTAGCTTTCAGGGGGACAGGTAACTTCTACGCAGACAAACTCCTAGATGAGTTTAAGTCTACAAACATGGCGGTGATCTAATGATTGGGTCATATTCTGTGGAAGCAAAATACGCCATGACTATGGACGTATATCGTGTACAAATTGCTCAAAGCGCAACTGGGCAGGTAAAAAGAGAATGGATCTACGCAGAAACCGTTCCATGTTTAGCTAAATCAATTATATCTTCTGGTGTAAGAACACCATCAAACGATAGAACAGTTGACGCAAGATACTTAATTGAAGAAATAATTAAGGTTATGACTCTTGATAAGCTTCCTAGAAACGCTAAGATAAGCAACATAAAAGATTTGCAAGGTAATGTTCTGTGGGAAGAAGCAGAAGTTCTTAATAGTCCACCTACAATATTTAATATCGTAGGATCTACCCCAATACTTGACGGCTTTGGACAGATACTAGAATACGAAAATACATTACAGAGGAGCGACATTCAAGGTGCCTTCTCTTAAAATAGATTCAAATGCTTTAGATGCCATGAGAAATGTTGGGGCATATGTTGAGGGTATAGCAACAGCTACACGCTCATTTGATATAGATAAAGAAATCGGTCAAGCCATAACAACCATTGCCAAGGTATCTCTTGGAAAGTTTATAGACTCAGAAGCTAGACTTAGCCCAAAAGCTTTGCACCATGTGTATGAGTGGAATCAAACTGGGAAGCCTCTAGGAAGATTGTGGAAAATTGATGGAACATATAAGGCTGGATCAATTGTTTTGTCATCAGAGTTTAGACCATCAAAAACATTCTCTCCAAATAAATATGGATCAAGAAGAAGCAAGTTTATATTTAAAGCAGAGGTAATGGAAAAGGGTCAGCCAGTAAGAATTACAGCCCGTAATGCACAGGCATTACATTTTTATTCTAAAGACGGGGACCCAGTATTTATTCCAAGAGGTAAGTATGTAACAGTAAAGACTCCTGGCGGAAAAGAAGTAAAAGGGTCATATAGAAAAACAATGAATAGGTTTTTAGCAAGCTCAAGACTCCTTGTGGATATACAAGAGTCTGGAATTATTGCTAGAATAGAAGCAGCGCAAGCGATGGCGGGAAGAGAAATGCCAGCGGCAGTATCTGGTAGAGTATCGACTGGATCATTTAAGCGTATAGCAGAATCAAATGTATCTAAGCACATAAGACAAGTAACTAGAGCGTATCAATATACGGACGAGGTAGCAAATGGCTGATTATACTAAAACAGCAATATCAGATGTAATTGGTATTTTATGGAAAGAGCTAAAAGATAACGGGGCTTTAGTAGACACAGATTATCCAGTAGTTGGAGGGCAAAGATTAATGCCTATATTCCCAACACAAGAAGACGAAACAAAGAATTTAATATCAAATCCAAATGCTCCATACTTAGTATATGACTTTGACACAATGTCCTACGATGTAGAATGGGTAATATGTAAAGAAAGATTAACATTCAAGATATATGCTCCAGATTTTGACAAGGTTGTAGAAATCATGAACATCATGTTAGACCTGTTTAGAAGATTTGATGAATCAGCGGCTACGGTCAATGCCTACGTAAAGACGGTAAATCCGACCAGCCCATTTAGGTACAAATACTTTTCCCTGACAGAGGCAAACTCTCCAGATCCAGCCGACGAGTTGGCGGGACGCCTGGAGGCAGACATATCAATAGTCTACGCCTACACAAGGAATTTAAATACGGAAGGAAGATTTGCGTAATAACCCCAGTTCAAGTATTATTGGATTTGAGGAAATGCCGCAAAACTTATATCCTATAAAAAAGGAGGAGGTGAAAAATATAAATGGCAACAAACGTTCGTAATATTATTATCGGTGCAGCAAGAATTTTTATTTCTGCAAAGGATTCAACAGACTCTTCATGGTCTGATGCATACCAAGATGGTCTAGATCCATTCGCAGTTAGCCCACAGCCAACAGGTTCTTATGTAGCAGCAGCTAACTTTGCTTCTGGAAAGGTTTTGGATGATACAAAGTGGAAAGACGTCGGATTCACATCTGAAGGTCTTGAAGTTATGTATGAACCAACATACGGTGAAGTAGAAGTTGACCAGCAGCTCGACGTTGCGAAGCTTTTCAAGTCTTCACAGCGTGTTATGCTTCGTACAACTCTTACAGAAGGTACACTTCGTAACCTTATGGTGGTCTTTGGTGAAAAAGAAAAGAATCTTAAGACTTATGATGGAAATGCTGACTCCCGTCTTGATCTCTCAGTAGGTGCTCTTAACGAAGAGCCAACAGAGCGTCAATTCATAGCAGTTGGTAACGCACCATCAACATCAACAGGTGCAGACCGTGAGCGTGTTTACTATGCTCGTCGTGTTCTATCTGTAGAATCTTCTACACACTCATTGCGTCGTAACGAAGCTACAGTTTTCCCAGTGACATTCCGTCTATTGGGTGACCCACGCTACTCAGACACATATGGAAGAATTGTTGATCGCTTGATCTAAATTTAACCAAAATTGGCTTGACCCCCTCCAAAAATGGCGGGGGTCTTGTCTTTTTATATTATTGTTGCTATAATTATTAAGACTATTTAGGAGGTCACTTTGGCTACCCAGCTATACGATATTGTAGAAGTAGAACTACAGGACGGCAGAAAGGTAACATTAAAACCGCTGCCAATTAAACGACT